GGAGCCGGAGCCGTCGCCGGAGCCGTAGCCGTAGCCGTCGCCGTAGCCGGAGCCGTCGCCGTAGCCGTCGCCGGAGCCGTCGCCGGAGCCGGAGCCGTAGCCGTCGCCGTAGCCGTCGCCGGAGCCGTCGCCGTAGCCGTCGCCGGAGCCGTAGCCGTCGCCGTAGCCGTCGCCGTAGCCGTAGCCGGAGCCGGAGCCGTCGCCGGAGCCGGAGCCGGAGCCGGAGCCGGAGCCGTAGCCGGAGCCGTAGCCGTAGCCGGAGCCGGAGCCGTAGCCGGAGCCGTAGCCGGAGCCGTAGCCGGAGCCGTAGCCGTAGGCGGAGGCTAGGACCAGGGCCTGTCCTGCCATGCGCTCACATGCCACCGGGCACCTCGCCGTCACGCAGCAGGTCGGCGAGCGCGTGCCCGTCGCGGCACTTCTCCAGCACCCGGATAACCTGCGCGGCCTGCCCGGACCCGAGGTATTTCGTGGTGAGCAAGTCGCCGTCGACCCCGGCGATCTTCGCCGTATCGGACAGGCGCGAGACACGGTCGTCGTCGCTGTCGGAGTAGCCGAGCCGCTTGAAGTGCTGCTGGATCATGCCGACCTGCCCGGAAGTCGCCAGGCGCCCTCCCCCGGGGGTGCTGTAGGGGGATTCACCGGGCTGGGCAGTCTGCGCGGGCGCAGGGGCAGCGTTTGCCGAGGCCTCCGCCGAGGCGGCGGCAGGTGCCGCACCGGTAGGGCGGTCGGCAGGGGCCTCTCCCGCGCCCTGCTGCGGGGGCGGTGCAGCAGTCGCCGCGGGGGCGGCTGGCACGGGAGAGGCGTCCGTGGCGACCACCGTGGCGGTCGCGGGCTGCGCGCGGCGCTCGCGGGCCTGGCCGGCGGTGACGCGCAGCTGCTCCGCGGTGACCCGCTGGCCCGGGAGCGGCGGGGCGTCCGGGTCCGGCGCGGGCATGGCGTCGTCGAGGTGCACGCCGCTGAAGTCGGTCGGGAACGCCTTGCGGTAGACGTCCGCCTCCACGCACTTCTCCAGCAGGTGGACGCCCTTGACCGTCCACATCTTGGTTGGGCTGCCGTCCTTCGTCGTCTGGAAGTACTCGCGGAACATCAGCACCGACGTGTAGGGCGTCTCGCCGCCCGTAAGGTCCCGGACGGTGTAGGTGATCTCGCACGCCGTGGGCGCCTCGGGGCGGAACCACACCTTGGACTCGTTGCCCTCCGCGTCGTACCAGACGGCGCGGCCGAGGATGCCGCGCACCTTCTCGCGGGCCTCAGCGCGGGTACGGATGACGCGCCAGCCCTCGATGCCGGTCTGGATCGTCCACTTCTTGCCCCACTCGCCGTCTACCTCTTCGCGGCGGCCGATCATGTAGATCTGGCGGGCGAACGGGTCGAGGCCGGTTCGCTGGCAGACGTGGAGGAAGACGGCGCGGTCACCGTTGCCGGCTTCCCTCAGGCCGAGCTGGTTGAGCGCCGCGTTCTGGTACTCGTCCCATGTGGTCTGCCCGGCCTGGATGGCGAGCGCGCCGGGCGCCGCGCGCTCCACGCTGCCGTTCCGGACGGCGACCGCGCTATTCGTGCCACTCATGATGTCCTCGCTTCTTTCTTCCTGGCCCGGTCGCAGGCGCGGCCGTATCTAGCCATGCCACTCCTGTATCGCCTTCTCCATGTTCCGGCGCCGCCAGTACGGCAGCGACAGGTCTTCGATTTCCTCCGAGTAGCCAGGCCAGATCCCGGATTCGGTGCATGCCGCGTAGATCTCGCGTGCGATGCGGTTCTGCTCGCGGCCGGCGTCGACCGCGGCGGCGTCAATCCGGTACGTCGCGACGAGATACGGGGGCTCGGTTTCGACGACGGCGAACACGAAGTCGATGTCGTCGGGCTTGCAGCCGAGGCAGGCGGCCAGGCCGTCGCGGTAGTGCGGGTCCTGTCTCGCGTAGCCGTAGTCGGCGACGGACTTGCCGAACCCGTCCTTGCTGGCGTCCTTCGTCGTCTTGAAGTCGACGATGGTGGGCATCTGGTAGCCGAGGGTCATGGCGTCCATGCGGCCCCGGAGCCAGATATCGGTCTCCTCATCGTGCCAGAACATGCTGACCTCGGCGTCGGTCCCGGACAGCAGCGCGCCCGCTGTGGGGTGGTCGAGCACGGCCCTGGCGATGGCACTGGCTTCCTGCCAGTCCTTGGCGAGCATGGGGATCATGCCGTCGGCGGCAGCGGCATCGCGGGCCTGCTTCGCGTCCTTCGTGCGCCAGTCGTCGTAGTCGAGGACGGCGATGTCCGCGCCCTTGCCGAGTACCAGGGCGTGCACCGTCGTGCCGAGGTCCATGGCCTTGGTCGGTACGTGCGGGTGGTCCTGGGCGTACCTGAACTTCGCGGGCGGGAACGGCGGCAGCAGCCACTTGGAGCTGCTGACGCTGAGACTCCCTCCCATGACGGGATCGCGGTGGTACTCGTCCTCGGGGATGTCGCCGTAAAGGCCCGGCTCGGTGATCACGCCGGTGAACTCAGGAATGGGGCACCTCGTCCTGGTCGTCGGGTATGTGAGGCTCGACGGCGAACTTGTTCGAGTCCTCTCCGCCGGAGAGGGTCACGAGGTACTCAGCCACGGCCGCCGCCTCTCCTGTAGTCGCGGATCATCTGCTCGATCTCGGCGTCGCCGGGCCCGGCGAGCATGGCGATCGCGTCGTCGCCGATCTCGGTGCAGCCCGTGCACCGGCCGGTGCCGTCGTCGTCGCAGATGGCGGACGGCCGGGTGGTGCGGAGCTGCTGCCTGCGCTTGCGGCGGCGGCGGGCCGCTTCCCTGATTTCGCCGGCGAGCATGGCCGCGCCGATGGTGACGAGCAGGAGCACGACCGTGCCGCTGATGACCGCCGTGATGAACGACATTGCGCTGATTGCGCTGCCGGTGAGGGGGCTCACGAGGTGCCCTCCGGGCGGGCGTCGAGGTAGCGGGGGATGAGCGGCAGGTCGGCGCGCGTGTCGTCGGGCAGCGCGCGGACGGTGACGCTCCCGTCGCCCTCGACGGTGATCACGCCGTCCGGCCGTGCGTAGGTGCGGGCCGCCCCCGAACGGGGGACGGGGGCGGCCCTTTCCTCCTCCGCCGCAGGCACGGGCCGGAGGAAGCTCAGGATGCGCGCGGCGAGCGTGCGCCGGGCGGGTGCGCAGCGGCGGCCGCGGTGGCCGTCGAGCAACGGAATGGCGCTCACATCTTCACCGGCGCGGCGGGCGAGCGGAAGGAGTCGCAGCCGGTGAGCGGGTCGCAGTAGGCGCAGTAGGCGCGGTCGCCTGCGGGGATGAGGTGGTGCTCGGCGCGGGGGTGGCCGCACTCGCACAGATCCGGTTCGACCGGTTCGGGCAGCGCCCACGTCTCGCCGTCGGTGTCGCGGTGCCCCGCGTGGGGTGCGGGCAGGTGGCACCATGCGCCCGTCATCGGGTTCGCCTGGTCGCAGGTGCGCTCGCTGTCGGTGATGACGGGCGCGGGCGGCGCCATCTCGTTCCGGAGCGCGACCAGCTCGGCGATCACCGCGTCGATCAGCTCCGGGCCGCCGCCGAGGAAGTGCAGGAAGAACATGGAGTCGCTGCCGCGGTCGCCGATGTCGAGCGTCGCGAATCCGCACGTCCCGCTCATGAACGTGCGGCCCACGTCGGCCGCGGCGAAGTGGATGTTGGCACTGAACCTGACTGTCATCTCTCTGTCTCCATCTATCGTTGGGGTAAGCCCGGCGTCGCTCTGTCCGCCGGGTGGCGGCCCCCGGTGCGGCGGGGGCTGCCGTGTCTTCAGGTGCTGACGCGGCTGCGCATCAGGAAGGCGTCGACGTCGGCCTGCTGCACGCGAATCGACCGGCGGCGGTGGCCCTTCCGGTTCGGGCCGGGCTCCGTGCCCGAGCCGGACACGTCGTGCACCGCCAGCTCGCCCTTGTTGACCAGGTCATAGAACTTCGTCTTGCCGACGCCGAGCTGGGCGCAGACCTCAGTCACCGTGATCATCCGCGACGCCCGTGGCTCAGTGGCTTGCTGTGTCATGAGTGCAGAGTACGCGCACGTTCGCGAAGTGCGCAACCCGGTGCGCACAAGATTTGGGCAGGCGGATGCGGACGTGCGCGAACGTTCGTGTTACGCTGTGGGCTCATATAACCCGACAGGAACGGACGAACGGACGCCGTGACCACAGCGCGCCCCCCCCAGCCCCCGGTCATGCGGCTCATAGAACAGCGCCGCGAGCGACTCGGCATGTCCAAGAGGACCGCCGCCGCCCTGGCGGACATGAGCGAGGCAAGATGGCGGCAGCTGGAAAAAGGCGGACGCGAGATCCGCGGTACGTGGATCCCGGAGGACGCCCCGGACCCGACTCTCGCTCACATGGCCCTCGCCGTGCGCCTCACGGCCGGCGACATCGAGCCCTTCAGTCCCCGCGCGGCTCAGATCCTCGGGGACCTGAGCGCCGAGCGGGAGGCAAGCGGCCAGCGGGATGCCGACGACGCGGCGCGCATGGTGGACGCCCTGGGCGGCGGCAGGCTGACCGGCCGCCAGCGGGCGGTACTGGAAGTGCAGGTCGCGGAGGCTCTCCGCAAGATTGGCGCTCAAGAATGAGTAACTGCGAGTAACGGTTTGTGTACTTTACGTAACTGACACTCCCTGCTACTGTCCTGCATGTCTGGTGTTGTATGCATGGAGGGAGCGCGGATGTCGAACAGATGGCCGACTGTGATCCTGGTCGCGGCGGCCGGGGCGTGGCTCAGATGGGCGGCGGGGCCGGCGGTAGTCGGGTACCGCGCGGGACTGGAAATCGGGGGGATGCGGGGTGCCAGGCAGGCGGCAGCAAGGGGAGGGCAGCCTCTACCACCGCAAGGACCGGAATCAGTGGGTCGCGATAGCTGACCTCGGCTGGAAGAACGGCAGGCGCGACAGGCGCGAGTTCACCGCCCCGGACCCCGGTGGCGCACTCGAGAAGCGGGCCCGGTTCCTGGACCGCCGTCGCGACGGGTTCACCCTGCCGCGCGGCCGGCAGCCCACCGTCGCCGAGTGGGTGCTGCACTGGGTCCACGTCACGGCGAAGGCGCAGCTTGAGCCGACGTCATGGAGGACGTACCGGCAGAAGTGCGAAGACCACATCGCGCCCTACTTTGAGAAGGTCGACCTCGCGGAGCTGAGCGCGGACGATATCGAGGACTGGCATGCCGCCCTGCTGGAGCGGCCGAAGCGCGGCGGGGGCACCCTCTCGCGGGCGAGCATCGTCATGGCGCACAGCATCCTCAGCTCGTGCCTGAAAGAGGCGGTGCGCCGCAAGCGGATGCCGTATAACCCCTGCTCGATCGTCTCGCCGCCGCACGCCGACCGGGAACCGCCTGAGCCGCCGTCGCAGGAAGAGCTCGAGATGGTGCTGGAGCGGTGCAGGACATGGCCGAACGGCGCGCGGTGGGTGCTGGCCATCACGACCGGCCTGCGCCAGGGCGAGGCGCTCGCGCTGTGCTGGAACTGCGTCCGGCTGAAGTCCCCCGCGTCGGTGGCGGTGCGCAAGTCGCAGGCGCGGGTTGACGGCAAATGGGTGCTCAAGCCGCCGAAGTCGCGCAAGTCACGGCGGACGGTGCCGCTGCTCGCGGTCGCGGTGACGGCACTGGAGGCGCATCACGCCGCGCAGGCCGTGACGGACATCGCCGGCCGGGTCTTCACGCGGCCGGACGGCGAGCCGGTGCACGCCAAGGCCGACTGGGAGGACTGGCAGGCACTGCTCGATGATCTCGGCCTGCCGCATTACCGGGTGCACGACCTGCGGCACGCCTATGCGACAACGCTGCTGGAGGAGGGGTACGACCCGCGCGTGGTGCAGGACCTGATGGGCTGGTCGTCGGCTGCGATGGCCGAGATCTACCAGCACGTCCGGCCGGTGATGCACGCGCGGGTCGTGTCGTCGCTGAACAAGCGGTTCGGCGGCGGCTAGCGGAACTGCGCCATCTCGCTGACCGCCTTGGCCATGGAGATCTTCGCGAAGTACCCGGCGCCGAACCCGATGCACATGAGGACGTACCAGAACTTCTCGGCCCCGGTCAGCTCGGCCATGCCGAAGTCGGAGAGCGCCTTCTTGGCGGGGATCTTGGCGAAATAGGCGGCACCGAACCCGATGCAGCCGAGGACGTACCAGAACTGCTCCGCGGCCGTGAGGCCGGTCTTGCGGGCAGCCTGGTGATGGGGCGCGTACGCGTGCTGTTGCACGTGTACCGGCGCGTTCGGCGGGACGCGCTGGCGCTCGTACTGCGGCTGCGGGGGCCATGGCTGCGGGCCGTCGTGCATCCGTCTCTGGTGCTCGGCGGGGTCATACTGCTGCGGCTGCCATCCGGACATTGCGCGTCTCCCTTTGTTCGTGAACGTTCGTAAGACGCTACAGGGCGACACTGGCGAATTACACGCAGTCGTCAATGAACTCCTCGGTCCCCGGCTCGGCGTCAAGCTCCCTGGGCTGGCATGCTGGCTGGCATGCGCCCACCTGCCGCCCCTGGAAAGGTGCTCTCGGCTGGGCGGAAACCGTTTCTCGCCTGAGAAGAAGATGTTCTGAGTACGCACCGTGCGCGAACGTTCGCGTACGTGCGAACCGGCATAGTCAGGCTCTGATTTCCGAACACATTCCGCCCGTGAACGTTCGCGAAAACACTCTGCCTGGGCTGGCACCGTGGCTGGCATTCACTCGCGCCGCCACGTGACGAACGTGCCCTTGCCGCGGACGCGCTCCACCATGCCGCGCTCGATGAGCCGGCCGGTCGCGCTGCGCACGGTGGTGCGCGAGACGCCGTACCACTCGGCCAGGTCCGGCTCTGACGGCAGCGGGTCGTGGTACCCGAACTCGCCGGCCATGATGCGGCGCTCGATGCGCCCGGCGACCACCTCGTAAGCCCTGGCGTAGCCGCGCGGCTCGATCGCGGCGCGGTCATCCTCGTCTTCCATGGTGATTACCGTAGACAGCATGTGACCAGCATAAACGTTCGCGTATGACGGATCATGTCTGGTGCTGTCCGTGGACATCATCAGTCAGGGTGAGTACCGTGGCAGAAAACCGCCCTGAAACAGGGGCGGCCCGCGCCGGCGCTTCGCACGCCGGCACGGGCCTGGAACCCCATCAGCCTCAACTGAGTGGAGCTCGTGTGAGCCACCGTACCGATAGTCCTCCCGCACCCGCACCCGCCACCGACCGCTGGCCGGCCGAGCGGGTTTTCCCAGCGGTCATCTTCGCCGTCGTGGGCGCCAGCATGATCATCGCGTCCGCCGTCAGCTACGAGCACGAGTACGTTCTCGCCCGCGCCAACGGGCAAGTCCGCTGGGTCGCCGCGCTGGTTCCGTTCACCCTCGACGGCATGATCTTCACCGCCGGCGCCGCGCTCCTGTGGGCGGCGATGCACGGCGTGCGCGGCTTCACGCGACTATGGCAGCCGGGCGGCGTGATGGCCGCCGGCATAGCCGCGACGATCGCCGCGAACTACTACTCCGACGTGCGCACCCCATGGCTCGGGCGCGGGGTGTCGGCATCGACCGGCGTGGCCGTCGTGCTGATGTCCGCCGTCGCGTTCTGGCTGCTCGGCGAGGTACGCAGGGAGGCGGGCGGGGAGACCGGCGGCAACCCTCAACCGGCCGTCAGCTGCTCGTGCCCGCCGCCGCCCGTCACGCTCTCAGAGGCACTGCTGCTAGCCCGTGCGCAGCTCCGGGAGACGGGCGAGCGGTACGGCGAGGAAGCGCTCGCCGACCGGTTCGGCGTGACCCGTCACCTGGTGCGCCAGGCGCTCGCCGGGACGGTCGCGCCACAGCCGCCCGTGGCGGCGCTGAACGGGAGTTCTGCGCCGTGAAGGCGGATGACGGCGACGACGCCATCCAGGGCCGGGTCCTCCCCGCTGCCCCGGTCAAGTCGCAGCGCGGCCAGACGGATGTCGTCGAGGGCGTGATCGTCGGCGACGCGCCCGCGGTAGTGGTGCCCCGCGTCGTCCAGGTGGTGCAGGTCGTCAAGGTCGTGGTCAGGCACGAGCACACCAGGTCGGCCGCCCGCCATGTCGGCTACGTGCCGCTGGGCGCCGCGGTAGTGACCCGCCGCCTGTGGGAGGCGAAGACCACATCGAGGTACGACCGGATGCTCAGGGTCGCGGAGAAGGCCGGGAATCACGAGGCTGCGCTGGAGTGGGACACACGCAGGAGTGCTCACCTGACCGACCGGCATACCCGGCTGATGGCGAGGATTGATGCCGCGCTGAAGATCATCGTCCTGGCGCCGAAGATCGCCGCGGCCCTGTTCGGGCTGCTGGCCGTCATCGGGGTATTCCTGGCGATCGGTGAGCACCACTCCGCCGAGATGACGATGCCGTTCCGGTTCGTCGCCCGGGTCGTGCTGTGGGTCGTGCTGGCGTTCAGCATCTCCTACGGGCCGGTGCTGCTCGCGCTGCCGTGGATCGCGGTAGGGGCACTGTGGTGGACCGGCCGCGGTCATGCCGCCACGCTGTCGACCGGGTGGATGGCGGCAGGCAAGCCAGACAGCGGGGACGCCGGGATCGTGGTCACCGCCGACACGATCGTCCTGGCGCTCCAGAACATGCCCATCCCGCCGATGAAGGCCGCATTCAAGGCGGGCTGGCGGCCGGTGTTTCACCTGACACCGGTCAGGGACGGGCGCGGCTACTCGGCGGTGTTCGCCGTTCCCCTGGGCGTGACGGCGGAGATGGTCGCCGATCAGAACCCGGTGCTTGCCAGGAACCTGCACCGGGCCGAGGTCGAGGTCTGGCCGACCGACGCGGACAAGGCCGGGAAGGGACCGGCGGGGACGGTGGCCGTGTGGATCGCCGACAGCGGGGTCCTGTCCAAGGCCGCCCCTGAGTACCCGCTGCTGCACGAGGGCACCGCGGACGTGTTCACCGGTGTTCCCGGCGGCGTCGTGGCCCGCGGTGACGGGCGGGACATCCCGATCGTGGAGAACAACGGCGTCTTCGGCGGGCAGATGGGCCAGGGCAAGTCCAACGCGTGCCGGGTGGTCGTGCTCGGCTGCGCCCTAGATCCGCTGTGCGAGCTGAACGTGTTCGTATTCGCGAATAACGGCGACTTCGACGCGTTCGCGCCGCGCCTGGCCGTCTACCGCAAGGGCCCTGAGGACGATGCGATCAGCGCCGCCGTCGACCGGCTTCACCAGCTGTACGCGGAGGTCGGCCGCCGCGAGGCGAGGCTAGCCGAGCTCGGCGCGAAGAAGGTCACCCGCTCGATGGCCGAGGCGCACCCGGACCTCCGCCCGATCGTGGTCCTGTTTTCTGAGTGCCATGAGCTTTTCGGCCACCCGGAGTTCGGGGCGATTGCCGCCGAGCTGGCCACCAAGACGGCCAAGCGCGCCCGCAAGACCGCTATCACGCTGCTGTTCGACACTCAGTCCAGCCGCAAGGAGGCCATCCCGCCCAAGCTCGTCGAGCTGGTCAGCGTCAACTGCTGCTTCTACGTCAAGTCGTGGCGCAGCAATGACGGCTTTCTCGGTGACGGGTCGTTCGCCGCGTGCATCCGGGCCACCGAGCTGCGGCCCGGCCGCGACCGCGGAACCTCGCTCATCACAGGAGTGTCTGACGAGCAGTTCGAGCTTCTCCGCTGGTACTTCATCGAGGTCGACGACGACACGGGCTATGACGCGGCAGCCGAAGTGATCGTCAGGGCGATGGGGATCGTGGACCCCAGGACGCCGGTAGCGGGGAACGTGGCCGCCGTCGCGATCGAGGAGCGTGACCTCCTCGGCGACCTGGCCGAGGTCATCGGCGTCGAGCGGGTGAAGCTCCGCGACCTGGTCGCCTTGCTCCGCACGCTGGCACCGGCATGGGCGCGATACCGGAACCTGACCGCGAAGCAGCTAGGCGCCGACCTGGCCGACGAAGGGGCGCGCGTCGTCAACTCCAGCGGCACGCCGTACCTGGACCCGGCCGACCTCCGCCAGGCCCTGGCTGCGCGCGGTGAGTGATGTTCCTGCCGTGTCCCCGCAACCGCGTATCCGGTGGTCTCCAGTCCCCTAAAGTCACAGGCTCACCAGACCTCACAAACATCACTTACGCAGGCCAGCGGCCTTGTGAGGCCGCCAGGAGGGGCAGTGGGAAAACTCACTGCCTCTCGCACACCACCACTGGGAGGAAAACGATCATGGGACTTTTCAAGAGGGCGGACCCCGGCGCGATGCCGAACCCGAAGAAGGTCAAGCCGGACGCGATCAACCGGGCGACCGGCAGGCCGCACAGCATGGACGCCGAGCTCTACGCCGTGCGCGACCGGAGCGTGGCCGCGCGGAATGCCAGGCGCGAAGCCGCGCAGAACAAGCCCTGATCGCCTTGACGGCGGCCAGCACCACACCGGGTACTGGCCGCCCGGCCCATCACCACCACCGGGGAGTAACCGAAATGATCATCGCCATCATCGCCGCCACCGTCGTGTTCGCCTATGCGACGCACCACGGCAAGCACTACCGCCGCAACAGGTCACGCGGACTTTCTATGTCGGTCAGCATGCGCGGGCCGTGGGGCACAAGGATTTCGAGGCGGCTATGAACGTTAAGAACAGCATCCAGATCGGGCAGAGGTAGTTTCGTGACGGCGGCCGCGCGAAGGCCTTCGCGCCCGGGCGGTCACGTAACTCGCGGAAAGGGACCGGCATGGACGACGACGACGCCAGGTGCGCAGGACCGGGCTGCTTGCGGACGCTGGGCCGCGCCGCCACCGGACGGCGCGCCCTGTACTGCGGGCCGAACTGCCGCCAGGCCGCCCGCCGCGAGAAAGTCCGGGCCGCCGAGGAAACCGCCGCCCGCGCCGCCCGGCTCGCCGACGCCAGGGCCACCGCCGCCCGCCTGTCCGGCCCGCTGGAAGAGACCGGGTTCCGCACCGTGGCCGACCTCGCGGCGCTGGTGTACGCCGCCGCCGCCGACCCCGGCCGCCCCCGCGCCGACCTGGACCAGGCCATCCGCGATCTCGACCATGCCACCGGGCGCCTCGCCGGCATCGCCAGGGAATACCGCGATGCCGCCGATCTCGCCCGCCATCTCGACCCGGCCGGCAGTCCGGTTTCGTGACTCATCGCACAAGGAGTAGATCGTGGACACTGTGGCGCTCGTGATCGTCGTGCTCGGCCTGGTGGCCGCCTGGCGGGTCAGTCTCTGGCTCTGGCCAGTGCGCCCGTGCCGCCGCTGCGGAGGAAACCGGAAGACGGCCGGCAGCGACGAGCGGCGCTGGGGCTGGTGCTCAGCGTGCAACCGGACTGGTGAGCAACGCCGCTTCGGCGCGGGGAAGGAGTCGTAATGGGGCCGTTCGGGATGCGCATGAGCGTGGAGAAGATGCTCGCCTGCAAGGCCACGCCGAAGCCGGGCACGATTTACTCGGCCGGGCCGCGCCGTGCCGGCCTGCCGGCGGACGCGGGTGAAGAGAGGCATTACCCGCTGGAGGCGATGTGCGCGGGCTGCGGGGAGGTGATCGTGCTGCGCCAGTTCCTGGCGATCGGCGCTGACGGCGAGTGGCAGCACGCGGGCCGGAAGACGGGCGAGGGCTGATCCCCGTTCCTCTTGCAACTCCACAGCAACTACTGTAGAGTTAGTCATGTCAGCAGGGAACGAGCAACGGAGAACAAAATGAGCGTCACCTACCCCGTCGGCAGCGTAGTCGTCTACAACGGCGAGCTGCCCTGTGACGACGCCGCGCACACTGGCAGCGTGACCGCCACAGTGGACGACGCGAGCGGCGACCAGGTCGTCACCGTCGAGTTCGACTGCGGGCTCACGCAGGACATCCCGGCCAGCGAACTCCAGCCGGCTGGGTAACGGTGAGCGTCATCCCTGGAGGGATCGCAGACGGCGGCGAGTGGCTCGGTGCGCGGGAGGCCGCCGGGCACGCGGGGGTCGCAGAGCGCACCTGGACGGGCTACGTGGCGCGCGGGCAGGCGCCGCAGCACGGCCGCCGCAACCCGGACAGCGGCAAGAAGGAGTGGGCGTCGGCGGCGGTCGACGGCTGGCTCAGTGCCCGGCCTGGGCCCGGCGCACGGCGTGACCTGGAGGCGCGGCCAGATGAGACGGCGAATGCTGGCCGAGCTTGGCCTTGCTTAGCCTTCCGTCACGTAGACGGCGAGGGTGGCGAGGCTGGCGACGGCCGCGCTCACCGCCGCCTCGGCTCGCTCCTTGCTCACCAGCACGGGCTTCGGCTTCGGTGTCACCGGCAGCCACAGCGCCCCGTCGAACACCAGCGACATGTCCCAGTCACCCCCGGTCAGCCCCGCGCCCTTCACCTGGCAGCCGATGATTCCCGGCCCGGTGGCGACGGTTCCGTCGAGGGTGGCGATCCACAGGAAGTAGTCGGCGCCGAGGATCTGCGTGCCGGTGAGCTGCCGCACCTCGGGGATGGTGGAGCGGTTGCAGTAGATGACCGCGTCCTTGCGTCCGCTGGCCTTGTTGTGGGCGGTGATCCACTGCTCGAGGCTGCTGCTCTTGTCGCCGGTTTCCCAGTCGCGTACCTGTGCTTTCGGGTTCGCGCCGGTCACGTCGATGAAGACGTGGCCGTACTTCACGTGGGGGAAGCGCGCTTCGAGCTGGGCGGCGGTTTCGACGCCGAGGTGGCCGTCATCGTAGACGGCGGCGATGGCGACGCTGAGCGGGATCGCGAGCAGCGACGTGCTGTCGCCCATGATGCGCGTAGTCATGGTCTCTCCATCATCTGTTCGAGCGGTGGCAGTTCAACTCGGTTCCGGCTGGCTAGTTCATTACGAAGATCGGCTGGCCGGGGAGCGAGCCCGCCCCGGAGGGCGTGAAGCTCGACGGCAGCGCCGTGAAAGCGTTGAGCGCCCCGGAATAGCCGGCCATGTAGTTGGCGACGGTCATCCCGAGGTTGGTGAAGAACGCGGCGTTGGCACCGCCGGTTGCCATGAACGCGGGGCCTGTGCTCATGGCGCCGATGACAAGCCCGACCCGGTACAGCCCTGGGGTAACTGCCAGCAGGGAGCTCAGCGCAGCCGCGTGGGCGTTCACGCTGGCGAGGTTCGCACTCTGATCTGTTGCGCAGGACGCGAGCAGTGATCCGGCCATCGAGTAGATGCCGAGGTAGGCGTTGGATATGCCGGCGCCGACCACGTCGATCGAGTAGTTGATGTTGCTGATATTTCCGGCGACCGGCACCCGGAATGTCCAGAAAAGCAGTCGGCCCGCGTATCCGGCCGGCGTGTAAGTTGTCGTGGTCGTGCCGGTGGCCGGGTTCGCGGTCCAGCCCATCAGGCCAATATCCTGCGGCCGGACGAGCACGGCGTCCGCCGCCTCGGCCGTCTCCGCCCGGCTGGCCTCGGCCGCGACGGCGGAGGTCGCGAACGACTCGGCCGAGGTCACGGCCGCCGCCTCGGCCGTCTCCGCCCGGCTGGCCTCGGCCGCGACGGCGGAGGTCGCGAACGACT